GACAAAATTAGATAAGTCACTTTGGTTATTTGCAACAGATGAAGGATCTTTTATTCCATATCTAAACTTTTTATCTCCTAATTTAAAATCAAAACCTTTGAATTCTGGGTTAAGCATTTGTTTAGTATTAGATACAAATCTTTCATGTCTAGCTTTTTGCTGTTCTCTATCTTCGTTATAGCGATTAAAAAAGTCTATTGCTTTTTGTTGTTCTTGTGTTACGCCAGGCCTCAACTTGATTTCTGCGTAATAATCTTTTTTAAGACCATCTAAAAAACTTTTAGCTTTTGCTATTTCTTCCTTGTAAGCGAGTTTTTTCTTTTTAATATCTCGCTCTTCATCGACCTCTTCATCATACTTAAAAGTATCTTCAATTATAAAATTAACTTCTTCAGCATTTAAATGAGGTTTTGCTTGCTTGTAATATTCATGTAATAATGCTTCATCATTTACTTTACTATAATCAGCATTAAGTCTGGCATAATCTTCAATTGATCCACCAGTTTCTTCCATAAATTTTACTAATTTTTCTATGTTTTCAGGTAGCTTTTGTGCTTCTGCTTCCTGTAATACTTCTTTTTGTTCCGATGTGGTAGTGGTAGTTTCATTGCTTCCTGCCACTCCTGCCTTGTTAGAATTATCTTCTTCATCTGTAATTTCTTGTAAAGGTGAATCAGTTTCTATTTTTTCTTCTGACTCTTTATCTTTAACATCGTCGCTGGACTTTTGTATTTGTTCGTCCACCTTAGGGCTATCTCCGGTTTGTTCGCCCACATCCACTTTCTCTGTTTCTCCGATTGAAATGGCATCTTTTTCTTCTTTTTTACTTAAATCTACTTTTGTTACTGTAGGTTTTTGTTTTTCTTGTGACAAAACTTTAGCTTTTTTAACTTTAAAACTACCTTCTGTTTTAACTTCTTCTACAGGTTTTGCCTCTATTTTTGTTTCTTCTTTTACTTCTTCAACTTTTTTCGTTTCTTTTTTTGACATAATAAAATAATATAAAATTAATAATAAATTATCTTGGGGTAAATTGTTCTAACCCAAAACCATCAAGACTATCGTTATCTGATTCAAAATTTTTAGGTAATAAATCATTTTGTCTTTGACTAATAAGTTCACTTTGTTGTGTTCCTTGTATTTTTACTCTTTTATCTTTACGATCTTCGATAGCTGCTTCTTTTTGTTGTTGTGCTTTAGCTTGTACTTCAGCTAATTGAATATCATAATTAAACTCTTCAGCCATTAATTGTTTTTTAATTAACGCTTCTTGTTCCATTTTTTGTATTTCAAATTGAGATTTAGCTTGTTCTATTTGTATTTCAGTTTCAGCTAAAGCTTGTTGTTTTTGTACTTCAGCAAGAGCTGCTTTTTCAGCAGACTCTGCATTAGCTTGAGCTTGAACTTGAATGTTTTGTAATTGTTGTGCTCTATCTTTTTCCTGCTTTTTCTTTTGTCTTAATTTTAAACTTTGATTAGCAAGTTTACTATTTTTAATTTGTCTTAAATCTATAGCATCTTCTAAACCTATATTTCCAGCTTGCAAAGCTATTTGTATGTTTTGTTCTAATGCAGCTTTATCTTCTTCTTCTGGTTCAAGTTCTAAATAAATACCAAAATCATGCATACTTAATTTTTGTATTTCTGATAAGGTATTTGTATTAAAAGTATTTATACTAGATAATAAACTTTGTCTTGTTAAAGGAAAGTTTAACATATCCGCTACTCTTAAGCTTATATTTTCACAAGTTCTTACAGTTAAATACATTAAAGACTGTAATATATGTCTTGTAGCAGTATTAGAGTTTGCTGCTGCTAATTTTTGTAATCCAACTAAAGCGTCTTTTGCTGGTGTTGTTCCATCTCTTGCTTCATTTAAACCGGTTACATCACGTATCATTTGTAAATAATATTGATATGTTTGTATCATAGCTGATATTTTACCCATACCATTTGAAGTTTGTAACTCTTGAACAGGTACTTTACCTCTATTTATTTCACCATCTTGAGTTAGTGATCTACCAACAATACTACCAGTTTGAAAATACATATTTAATGCCTCGGCTGGATTATAATTTGTACCGTTACCTAAATCAACTTCTGCTAAACCATCTACATCTAAATATACACCATCAGGTACCATTCTTGATAATACTTGTTGTAATTTTAAATGCGTAAGTTGAATCATATCTGCAAAACCTATTGTTTTACTTACAACAGACTCTATTCTACCTTGATACATTCTAGGAGCAGATATAATATAATTCATATTTACTTTTGTTGTATCGCCAAAAGGTCTAGTCATATTTTCACTTAATCTCCAATCTAATAAGTTTTTACCTAAACCTAAAACTTTTGCACCTGTATATAACACTTCTATTGATCTACCAACTCTTTCAAAATTATCATTAGGTGGAGGATCAAAAGTATCTGGTTTTTCTAATGTTTTTTCTAAACCTTGATCTGTTTGTTTTATTTTAAACACTTGATCATGATATGTTTTATATTCAAAATATAAAACTTGAACTTGATCTTTAGTGCTTTGTCCCCACCACGTATTATCAGTGTATGAGTTTCTACCCGGATATTTTTGTATTTCTTCTAATTCTTTATCACTTAAATAAGGAAACTGTCTTTTAACTTCAGACAAAGACATGTTTTTTACTTCACCTACATAATATATATCTTCAAAGTTTGGATCATCAGTATAAGAATATACAATATTTGCAGGATTTACATAATCAACTGTTACACCTTCTGATAAATTAAAATTAGTTTTTACACAACCTATTCCTAAAATAGTTAAATCTTGTGCTAATCTTTTTTTAGTTTCATCATATTTATTAAAATCAAGTATATTATTAATAACTTCTTCTTCAGCTATTTCAACACTTTGTTTATATTTTAATTGTAAATATAATTCTAATTCTTCCGGATCATCTGGTAATGCTTCTGGATTAGGTGAGTTATAAAAACTTTTACCAGTTAATTGAGCTAATTGTTGTATAGACTCTTTATTTTGTATATCTCTTAAAGCATTAAAAGCAAAATTAGTTCTTTCTTGTATAGCAAAAGGATCTTGAGCATAAGATTTTATTTCATATCCTTTATCTGTCATACCATTAACTACTATATCTACAAATTTAGATAATATAGGAACAGGTTTCCAGTCTAAATTTAAGTAAGATAAATCACCATTAATAGCTAATTCATCTTTGTATTTTTGAACAGGTTGTTCTCCTCTAGCATATAATCTTAATCTGTTAAAATTTTGAAAATTACTAAGAAATCTATTCTGACCACTACTATTTTTAAACCACTCACCTTCAATAGCTTGTGCTACCTGTAAACCATATTCTCTAGACTTTTTCACTTCTTCAGGTACCACCTGATCAGGAAAAGCACTATTATAGTTAATGTTAACCATCTAATTTAGTATTTTTGAATTTACTCCTTTATTATCATATTTTTTGAAACCTAAAGGTACAGTTGTTAATTTTCTTTCAGCAACAGGTCTATATCTATTTTTATTACAAGCCATAATAGCAAGACCAGAACTTATAGAAGCATCATGTGATGTTCTATTATTAATGTTAAATTGTGCCCAGTCTTCTAATGTGCGTTGAAAATACATATCACCGTAATTTTCACCATCAAATCCTATAAAATTTTCTATATAATCTTCTATAGCAGCTGCATGAGCTTGTTTTATATCTTCACTAGAATTAGGTATTCCACCTATCTCTCTTTCTGTTACAGATAATTTATTATATATTTTATCAGGTCTATTCATTGAATAACCTCTATAACCTCTACGTTTTAAATAATACAAAAGTCTAGGTTTGTTGTTTTCTGCAAGTATAGGCATACCGTAAAATACAATTGCCATTAAAACATCTTCAAAAAATATTTCTGCAGTTTGTGGTCTAGCTATATACTCTAAAAAAAATGTATTAGGCGGAACATCCGCCATTGTAAACTTAGTTAAACCATGTAAAGATCCTTTAGATCCTCTACCGTCAACAGTTCCTGATATATCATATGGATCACAACCAAAAGCACCACAGTCTTCATTAGCTGGATGTTTTATACCATTTTTAACTATATATCTATTTTGTAAATTAACAGGCGGTGTCCATGAAATAAAAAATCTACCACTATTATTAGGAACAAATATAACTCTAGTATCTTTAATCCCACTTTCCCATTGAAAATTACCTTGTGTAATTGCTTTAGAGTGTTTTAAATCTTCATTATAATCTATTTGTTCATAAATTTTTGCAAGATTAAATAAAGATTCTTTAGCTTCATCTCTAAAAGCATGTTTTTCTGTTCTTGGAAATTGTCTATATAATTCGTTTAAACCGTCTTGATCATCTTTTAAACCTTCAACTTCGTTTTCCCAGTGTGATATAACCCCGATCTCAATTGTTGTTCCATCGATGCTTTTAACTGGTTTTTCTGGTGTGTCGAATACAGGAAAGCCATAAGTATCGATGTATCCTTCGTAGTTCCATTCCATAGGTATGAACAAAGAATATAATCCTGAACCAGTCTGTCCGTTGCGGTTTCTTTTTGTAACGTCTGAAGCATCATATAGTTTTTTAAAATTAGCACCACCTTTATCTAAAGCATTAGAGGTAGAACCCATCATACATTTACCTACAATCCTACTTCCAAGTCTTAACGTTGTCTTCGTGACCCTCCAGTTGTTGAGGATGTTGTCCGGTCTCTCCCATTTACCCGACTCATCATGGGCGAGTAACCTGAGTTTCTCCCCGTCGTAGGAGTTGTCACCGGTATTCTTCCAGTCAATGGTAGTATCGAGCCCGATGAGTTCCTCGGGGGTGTCGTTCTGCTCGATCTTACGGCGGGTGAACTTCGATGCCGGTACCCTGTATGCCAACTCAGTCTTTGGCCTGTCCATACCGTCTTGAATTGGTTTGAAAAAAAACGGGTAGTTGACCGATATGGGTACCACCTTATCTGTGAACATCTTCTTTGCATCTGCACCAGTCTTGGATAAAATGCCATACCTGGAGTCAGCGGAAATTGTAGCTTGATGAACGAGTTCTGAGGATGCCATGAAGCTAAAGCCAGACCGTCTATTCTTGAGGTAACACATTCCATAGGATCTATGATCCAACTTACACGCTTCCCAGAATATAAAGAATAAGCGGTTTGATTCTCTGAATTGCGCAGAGCCAACGTCAATTTTTGTCCACTGCAAGTACATATAATGAGAGCCAGTAATGTAAGTAGGAATACCTTTGTTATAGAAACTAAAGCCTTGTTCCCTTCTTTTAAACTCTTCATCAATATAATCATACCATTTATTTTTAAAATCA